ACAACGCCTCAAAGCAGAAGGCGTATTAGCAGGGGTGGCGGATTTAGTAGTGCTACTTCCTCAGGGTAAGAGTCTATATATTGAGATGAAAGTAAAAGGCAATCGCCAGACAGATAACCAAAAAGACTTTCAGAAGAAAGCAATAACACTGGGGCATACCTACGCTGTATGCTACTCGTTTGAGGATTTTCAAAAAGTGATTGAAAATCAACTACAAAAATAACGAAATACAATTTTTTACAAAAATTATATACAAAAAAATAGGAAAATTATATATCCGCATAAATATGAAAAAAACAGATAAAACAAAAACAGATAAGAAAACAAGGGGGAGACCTACAAAACTCCTCACTTGGATAGAAGCATTTCAGAAAGTCGTCAATGAGGATATTAACGCTGTTATCCTAACCGATGATGAACTAAGAATGCTAACTAATGATTTAGTAAAAGATAGTCAGCAGATAAGCGATAGAACATTTGAAAGATGGAAGTTAGGAGATGTAAAAGACTCTATTTATTTTGATTTTTGTCGCCTTTATAAAAAAGCACTCACAATTCAAAAAAAGAACTTGTTTAAAAAACTCCAAAGCGATGATGAAAAATGGCAGAAGTACGCTTGGATAATTGAGCGCAAATTTGACGACTGGAATTTGAGACAAAAAAATGAAGTAACGGGTAAAGATGGCAAAGACTTACAGCCTTTCCAAGTAACTGGGATAATTATTAAGTAGCGATGAAGAATGTAATACTTGAGTTTAACAGCAACGGAAATGACAAGCAAAAGGAATGCGGCAAAGCGTGGGCGAATGATGATATTGACGAGGTGCTTTATGGCGGCGCTAAGGGCGGTGGCAAATCATTCATAGGTTGTTCACTTATTCTTGCCGATGCTATGATGTATGCAGGTACGCAGTATTTCATAGCCCGTAAGCAACTGAACGATTTGAGGCGGTTCACTATACCAAGTATTCACGAGGTACTCAACGGCTGGGGCATATCACAAGAAGCGTGGAAGTACAATGGGCAGGATAATTACTTTGAATTGTATAATGGCTCGCGAGTATTGCTATTAGATTGTAAGTACTTGCCAAGTGACCCACAATACCAGCGGTTAGGCTCAATGCAATTTACACGCGGTTGGATAGAAGAGGGCGGGGAGTTCGATTATGATAGTTATTCGAATTTGAAAATATCAATCGGGCGGTGGAAAAATAGAGAATACAATTTGAAAGGAAAATTACTCATCACTGCTAACCCCTCTAAGAATTTCCTATACAAGGAATTTTACACCCCCTACAAGGAGGGTACACTCGATAAGAGGAGGGCATTTATTCAAGCATTGCCGTACGATAATAAGATGTTGCCAAGGGAATATATTCAGAACTTGGAGAATACATTAAGAGGTGCAGAGAAGCAACGACTACTAAATGGGCTATGGGAATATGATGATGATCCGAATGCGTTGTGTGATTACGATAAGATATTAGCGATATTCAGTAATGACCAGTTGTCACAAGATAATGCAATGTACTTAACAGCCGATATTGCCCGCTTTGGTTCGGATTTGTGCGTTATAGGCGTATGGCGAGGCTGGGAGTTAATAGAGATATATACATTGGCAACTTCAGCAATCACAGAGACACAAGCACTCATCAACACGTTGCGAATGAAGTATAATATCCCCAAGGGGAATTGTATTGCTGATGAGGATGGTGTTGGTGGGGGAGTAGTAGACAATACGGGTATTGTAGGCTTTAAGAACAACAGTACATCATTTGAAGAGAACGGGCAACCTACCAATTACAAGAATTTGCAAACGCAATGCTTGTACAAGTTAGCAGAGCGCATTAATAGTAATGGTATATACATTAGTGCTGATATATCCGAGCGCACCAAGGAGATGATAACAGAGGAATTGGAACAAATCAAAAGTGATAATAAGGACGGGCAAAAGCTATCTGTAATTAACAAAGATACGGTGAAGCAAGCAATAGGACGAAGCCCTGACTATCGCGATATGTTACTAATGCGTGAGTATTTTGATTTAAAACCGAGAAAAACATTTAAACCTATATTTAGAAGATGATATTATACGATTTCCTACAATTATCTGAAGAGCAGCAAAAGGAATTATTGCCCGCTCTGAAAGTCTTAAAACCTCTACCTAACTACACTTGTAAGCGTTGGTTTAAGAAACGTACGCATGGGGTAAAAGATAGTATTACCGAATTAACATTTGGCGAAGTGAATAGCATTAAGCGTTTGGTAATGCGAGAAACAACTGAGGACTTATTAAGAGCCTTTGAGATTGTGTACAAATGCAAGGCACGCGATATAATACGAATGGAGGTTACTCAATTCTACCGTTGTATGATATTCATCACTACTGAAGTAGATAAGATAATAAAGATGGAGCAGCAGCATTGGAATACAGAGCCTACCGACCATGATGCAAAACTACAACAAGCAGGGGTTAAAGAATTGGAGCAGTTTGGCGATTTGCCGATGATTGATAGCCTTGCGGGGGGTGATATACTAAGATACAACGATATTGAGAAACTCAATTACTTGGAGGTGCATTATATCTTGTGGTACAGAGCAATTCAAACGAATATACAGAATAGATTTCAGAAGTTAATGGCAAATAAATAGGATATGAAAGATATATTACAACAAATAGCCACGAGTAATGGTTGGCACTTTGATTACGGGCGTTCAGATTTTCACAACTTGGAAACAGAAGCTGGTAAGGAATATTACTTTTTCCTTGACCCTCTCGAAGAGAGTGTAACGTTTGATGATTATGCAGCCCCCACGAAACACACCTATAATGGGCGATTTATGCTTTTGAAGCACTCGGATTTTGATAGGGTGTATAATTCGCAAAGCGATAACAATCAAACAGAGGGCAAGTACGAACAATATATTAAACCCTGCAAGGAAAATGTTATGAATATTGTGAATGCACTTTGTGGAGATTACACAATTGAGGGCTGGCGAATGATAGAGGTTATTAACTTGTATGATAATAATTTCGATGGCGTATTGGTTACATTTCAGATAACAACTAATGATTAACAATGAAAGAGCCTATTGATATATTATACGATGAGTTGGACACTCTCAAACGGGACCTAATTGCAAAGTATAAAGAATTGAATATGCGAGCGAGCGGGCAATGGGAGAATGCTCTAAGAGTAGAAGTAGCCCCTATCAATGGGGGCGGCTTGCGTGGTATCATTAGCGGTGCAGAATACACCTATTATATGCAGCACGGTCGCAAAGCGGGCAAAATGCCCCCAATACAAGTTATTGAACAATGGATATTGGCAAGGGGTATACGCCCAATACAAGAGAAGATGAACACTAATGCTCTGGCTTGGGCTATTGCTAAAAAGATAGCGCGTGATGGAACTAAGAGAATGCAAGCAGGCGGCACACCAGCCTTTATTGACGCTATAATAACACCTGAGAGGGTGCAACAAATAATTGAGAAAGTAGGGTATAATTACGTGGCTACTTTCATAAGTGAGATTATTAACTTTTTAAATGAGATGTGAAAATGGAATTATCGGGGTTTAAATTTTGGGGGGCTTATAGCGGTGCTCCTTTATCAATACAATTAGATAATAGTGAGGATGAGACTTTAAAAAACGCTTTGCGCAATGAGATTGTTATTACGGCAAATTTTAGTGTGTATGAAAATGACACTTTAAATGACAAAAGGGTTGTTATTACAAGAAACTACGTGCCTAACATCGTAAAATCTATGAATGTAGATTTAACCGCTATATTTAAAAGTTTGTCTTTCTTTTATGGCGACATTAATGATGGGACATATATAGGAAGTTATCCATTCTCTGATATAGAAATATCAGCACAAGCGCAATATTATACGCCTAATAGAGGAGTTAATGTTTTAGGCGAACCGGTAAAGAAAACATTTAAAATATACAATGCTAACTTTTCGTTATTTGATATATTTGAAGAATCTCATAATATGCGTATATGTAAAAGATTCTATGACTACACGTTTAAAGTTAGAAGACCATACACTACCTATTTCAAAGGTTTTGAACAAAAAGATTATATCGTAAAGGTAGATAGTTATTCTGACTTTGCGCCTGATAGTATCAGAAGAAGTGAAAATGCCGCTTATGTTGATAGGGTAGTAGATGAGTGTGGTATATTTGTAACGTGGCTAAATGAATCAGGAACGTGGAGTTGTTGGCTTTTCTCTGAAAAATACACTGAAGAGATAAGGACAAAGTCTTTAGGAGCAATACAAAAAAGTGTAAAGAGTGATTTAAATCACTCAACAATGTATTCATTAGGATATACAGCTAATAAACGATGGACATTACGCAGTGATGTACCCGTAATGGAGGGAGAACTTGAGGAACTTCAAAGCCTATACAGCAGTAGTGTTGTATTTGTTTATTTAGAAGGCAAAACTAATAGCGGACTTCATCCTAAGAGGGTGTCGGTAGTTGAGGGGTCATACAAGTTTGATATTAACAAACAAGATGTATACCCGTTCAGTGTTACAATTGAATTTGATGCTTTGAAATTAAAAACTGAAATATGATAGAGTTAGTAATTAATGGTGTGGTTGCTGATGTTGAGCAAAAGCAATTCACTTACAATATGCAGGTGAATGATATGTTTGACTTTGATACGCGTGAGGTATCATATTCAGATAGTATATATTTGCCTACAACAGCTACTAATAGGAACATATTTGAATTTGCTGATGTACCAAGTATAATGAGTGATAGTGCTTATAAAAGGTATTCAGTGGATTACTATGTAAATGGTATGCCGATATTACAAGGAGGGGTTGGGTATCTAATGGGCAAACGCGGTGATTATTTTA